TTACAAACAATTGGAGTTGAAATTGGTAATACTATTGAATCTCAAATTCCAGATTTACCTCCTAGTTTAGGTGGGCCGTCTGGAGGTGGTTGGGATAACTATGCAACTAACGGTAATTTTGATGGTACTGCTATTGAAGATGTTAATGCTCAAATGGTGGTAAGAACAACTCAAACAAATCCTTCTGGTTCACCTACTTATAGTGGATTTAATACTTTTGCAAATGGAACATTCAAAGGAAGAGGATTTCAATTTAGATTAAATCTAAGTTCTGAAAATACAGGTCATAATATTAATGTAATTCAAGCTGGATTTGTTGCTTCTTTTGAATCAAGAACCGAAAGAAGTTATGTTAGCGGCGGTTCTACCTCAACAGCAGCGCAACAATCTGGAACTTCTTCTTCTGGTTTAGATGTAACTTTTGGTAAACCATTTTTTGTAGGGACTTCTAGTTTAGGAGGAGCAAATGCTTTCTTACCTTCAGTTGGTATTACAATACAAAACGCATCTGCTGGAGATTATTTTGTATTGTCGGGAGTTACTGGCACAGGCTTTAATATTAAGATAAAAAATGGTACAAGTTTTATAGACAAACAATTTACATTTCAAGCTGTCGGTTACGGCAAAGGGGTGTAATATGGAGGAAAGTATTTTTTAAATGGCACAAGTAGCTAATAAAGATATTGCAAATAGTTCGGGTGCTGGTGTAAGAGCAGACCTTAACCTTGCGTTAGCTGCTGAAGCGTCAAATAATTTTGGCCCTAAAGCTGATGCTGGTCAAGTTTTACCTTGCGAATTAGTTGCAGATAATTCTACTACTCCTAAAAAATTATTAATAAGATCCACTACAGGAGATGATGGAACTTCTGGCACAACTCCTACTTATTTTGATGTTGGGAATTTAGATGAGCATAATTTAGGACTTGTAAAAAGAGCTGGGGATACATTAACAGGGCCATTGTTAGTCGATGACGGTTCTGGAGCAAGCACTCCAGCACTATCTTTTGACGGAGACTCCGACACTGGAATTTATAGATCGGCACCAAACACAATGGGATTTTCTACTGCTGGCACACAGAGAGTAGGAATAAGTAATGCTGGTTTGGATATGTTAAACGCATTACCAATTAGGTTTCAAGATTCTAGTGGTTCTCCTTTTGTATCTCTTCAATCTCCTTCTTCCTTATCAGGAAACGTAGCTCTTACTTTACCTTCATCAATAACTAATGGTGGTTTTTTACAGACTGATGGATCTGGAAATCTTAGTTTTTCTATCGTTGAGGGTGTACCAACTGGATCTGTTATTGCTTTTGTAGGTTCTACTGCTCCTACTGGTTACTTAAAAGCTAATGGCGATACAATTCCTAACGGATCAGGTACTGTTCAAGGTGTAACTGCTAACTTTGCAGCTTTATATGCGTTAGTCGGAGCCACATTACCAGATCTTAGAGGTGAATTTGTAAGAGGTTTTGATGATGGTAGAGGTGTGGATAGTGGAAGAAGTATAAACAGTACTCAAGGTGGAGAAAACGCAACTCACAATCACACAGCATCTTCTTCAGTATCTGACTCAGGCCACACACACACAGGTCGAGGCATTACCTTAAATAATCAATTTGGAGGTGTTGCTGTAACACTTGGTTCGGGTCAAACTTATCAAGTTGGTTATGATAATGCTCAAAACTTTTTTAGTGGTGCAAACGGTACAAGCACAACTGGAATTTCTGTTAGTACAACAACTTCAAATCAAGGTTCTGAAGCTAGACCTCGCAACGTAGCTATGCTTTACATAATCAAAATTTAATTATGGCAATACAACCGGGAACATACAACATAACAATGCAAAGAAGAGCAGATTATTCTGTTCAGCTAGTTTTTAAAGATTCTAGTGATAATGCAATAAATCTAACTGGATATACAATTTATGCTCAATGTTGGGATGAGGGTAGGAATATTAAATATGGTGATTTTGCAGTTACATATACTAATCGTTCTACTGGCACTATTGATATTGCCTTAACTGACGTACAGACAGCTACTTTTTTAGCAGATAAACTTTCTTATGATGTTTTGCTAGAAAATGCGTCAGGATTGCGAGAGTACTACCTTGAAGGTGTTATAACTATGTCAGAGGGTTATACAACACCATGACTTCCGTTAACATAACAACTACTAAAAACACAGTTACAGTTAATGAAGGAGATTCAACTGTTGTAACCGTTTCAACCCAAGGCCCTCAAGGGCCAGTTGGTTTTCAATTAGAGGACACCAACAAAGCAGATGGTTCTGTCATTTACTATGACCAAAGTTCTGCTACATTTAAGGCAGATGCAACTACTACCAAACTTACACTTGTCGATGGGGGCAATTTTTGACACATGGCTAACACAGTACGAATAAAAAGATCCACTGGATCATCAGCACCTACAAGTCTTGCAAATGCTGAGTTAGCTCATGCAGAAGCAGCAGATATTATTTTTATTGGTAAAGGTACAGGAGGTGCAGGTGGTTCTGCTACAACTATTGAAAAGATTGGAGGTAAGGGAGCATTTTTTGATAAAGATACAACACGAACTGCAAATACTATATTAAGTGGCCCTACTACTGGAAGTGCTGCTGCACCTACGTTTAGAGCTTTAGTTGCTGCTGATATTCCCTCGTTAGCTCATACAAAAATAAGTGACTTCGATACAGGGGTAAGAGTTAATAGATTAGATCAAATGGCTGCACCAACTGGTTCAGTTTCATTTAACTCACAGAATATTACAAACGTAGCCGATCCAGTAAACGCACAAGACGCTGCTACCAAAGGATTTGTAGAAGCTACATCACAAGGACTTGATGTTAAAGATTCATGCGTAGCAGCAACAACAGCAAACATAACAATATCTACTGCATTAAATAATGGAGACACGATAGATGGTGTAAGCCTTTCAACAAATGATCGAGTATTGGTCAAAGACCAAAGTACTTCTTCGCAGAACGGTATTTATGTAGTTGGGTCTTCTCCAGCAAGGGCAGCAGATTTAGCTGCCGGAGCAGACGCTGCTGGATTCTTTACATTTGTTGAGCAAGGTACTGTTAACGCAGACAACGGCTTTGTATGTACGAGTAACAAGGGATCTGCTGTTGTTGGTACGAATAACCTTACAATTGCTCAATTCTCTGGTGCTGGTCAGATTACAGTCGGAGATGGTTTAGATAAGTCTGGTAATACTTTATCTGTTGATGTGAAGTCTAATAGTGGAATTGGTTTTAGTAGTGGCGAATTAAGTTTAAATCTTTCTGCAAGTTCAATCACTGGAACGCTTGCCATAGGAGATGGTGGAACCGGTGCTACAAGTGCAAGTGCAGCTAGAACAGCTTTAGGACTTGCTATCGGAACGAATGTTCAAGCATTTGACCAACAATTATCTGATGTTGCAGGGCTTACGCCTTCTGATAGTAATTTTATTGTTGGTAATGGTTCTAATTTTGTTGCAGAATCAGGAGCAACCGCCAGAGCAAGTCTTGGAGTTACCATCGGCAGCCAAGTTCAAGCCTATGACGCTGATTTAGATAATTTATCAGGTATGCAATCAGGTGCTTCTTCTGCACTAGCTGCGCTAACTTCAACAGAAATTTCGATCTTGGATGGCTTGAACACGACCACCTCGGAATTGAATGTCATGGATGGTGGTACTTCAGCTACGTCAACGACTTTAGCTGTAGCAGATAGATTAGTTATGAATGATAACGGTACGATGAAGCAAGTAGGACTTGCAGACTTAGTAACCTTTTTAGAGAACGAAAGTGTATCAGGCTTCAATATAGATGGAGGATCTTACTAAAAACTAATTATTAGGAGGTAAAACCAATGGCTAACGAAATTAGACTTAAGCGTGGTTCTGGTAGTGATCCTAGTGCTAGTGATTTAGTAACTGGAGAGATAGCGGTAAGAACTGATAGTGGTAAATTATTTACCAAGAAAGACGATGGAACGGTAGCAGAAATATCTGGTGGTGGTGGCACTGCTACTACTATCAACAATAATGCTGACAACCTAATAATCACTGGTTCTGGTACTGCAAATACTTTAAATGCAGAGTCATTATTAACTTATGATGGGGCTGGTACACTTGCACTTACATCAACTGATGCTGGTAGTTCTGCTGCACCAATAATTGAACTTTACAGAAACAGTGCATCACCAGCAGACGCAGATTATCTTGGTCAGCTTAAATTTACTGGCGAAAGTGATGATGGTAGTAAAGAAGTATATGCAAAGATTACAGGAAAAATAGATGATGCTACAAACCTTACTGAAGATGGATTAATTGAATTTGCAATAAGAAAAGATGGTTCTAACAGTATAAATGCAAGACTGACAAGCACAGATTTAAAACTAATAAACGGAACAGGGTTACAGTTAGATGGTGATAATACAAAATTACAAATCGGCGATGGAAATGATTTACAATTATTTCATAATGGCACCCACTCTTTCATACAAGAGAAGGGTTATGGCGGTGGTAATTTATATGTAGATGCTGGTCTTAATTTAGTTTTTAGAGTTAATAGCTTTGAGTCAGCAATAATATGCAATGCAAATGGAGGCGTAAATTTATTTCATAATGATTCCTCAAAATTTACGACAACTAGTAGTGGTATTAGCGTAGTCGGTAATGTTGTTGTTTCTGGCACAGTTGATGGAGTTGATATAGCGACAAGAGATACTTTATTTGGTGGGTTAACTTCTAGCTCTGGAGTATTGACCAATGGAGTAACGGCAACGACCCAATCAGCAAGTGATAACTCTACAAAGGTTGCGACAACAGCTTATACAGATACAGCGATCAGCAACCTAATTAATGGCGCACCTGCTGCATTGGATACACTGAATGAACTTGCAGCAGCTATGAATGATGATGCTGCGTTTAGTGCAACAGTTACAAATAGTTTGGCTACAAAGATGCCTTTAGCTGGTGGACAGTTTACAGGTAATATTACTTTTTCTAGTAGTCAAACAGTTGATGGCAGAGACTTATCTGTAGATGGTGCAAAATTAGATGGAATTGAGAGTGGAGCAACCGCAGATCAGACAAAATCAGATATAGATGCTCTTGGAATAGCAGCTAGTACAGCAACTACACTCGCGACAGCAAGAACTATCGCAGGTGTTAGTTTTGATGGTTCTGCAAATATATCTCTCAATAACAACGCAATAACTAATGGTGCTGGCTACATCACAGGATCCTCTTTAAACGCAAGTAATTTATCTTCTGGAACTATTCCCGATGCAAGATTCCCATCAACATTACCAGCAATTAGTGGAGCTAATCTTACTAACTTACCTTCTGCTGGATTAAGTTCTGACTCACAAGAAAACACTGTAGGCGGTACTAATGCTGGTGATAGTTTTAGTGGAACTGATGCTACAGATAATACTTTAATTGGTTATAACGCTGGAACAGCAATCACAGCTGGAGACAATAACACTGGATACGGACATAACTCTCTTATTTCTCTTACAACAGGTAGTAATAATACAGCAGTAGGAAGAAACTCTCTGCGAAGTGGTAATTCTGTTTCTGGTTCAGAAGCATTTGGTAATCAAGCATTATTTAGTGCAGTAAGTGGACAAAACGTGGCTATAGGTACAAGCTCCTTGTTTATGCTTACTAGTGGTACACAAAATACAGTAGTTGGTACAGTTGCGGGAGGTGCTGTAACGACTGGATCTTACAACAGTCTTTTTGGATATAACGCTGGTGCAGCTATTACAACAGGAGATCAGTCAACCTGTGTGGGAAAGGATGCTGGTAAATCTATCACTACAGCAGCCAGATTAACTGCTATTGGTCACAGGGCTGGAGAAGATGTCACAGGCCAAAACAATACAATAGTGGGATCTAATGCTGGAATTACACTTACCAGTGGAGAAGGGTGTACATTTGTTGGGTGTGGTGCTGGGGAAAATTACAACATTGGTCAGATAACAGCTATAGGTTATACAGCAGGGGGTGGTACTGGTTCAAAAGGTACATATGTTGGTTTTTCTGCTGGATCAGGTACAGGCTCTAGTCAAAATAATACTCTTGTTGGATTTCAATCTGGTAGGAATGCAACAGGTGGTAGCAATACAGCTTTAGGGGCTGAAACTCTGTATTCGTCTACTTCGGCTAGTCAGAATGTGGCAATAGGTAATACAGCTTTGTATAGTTACACTGGCACTAGTAACGAAGGTTGTACTGCGGTAGGTAGAGCTAGTTTATATAGTCAAACATCAGGACATGCCAATACTGCCATTGGTAGAATTGCAGGGTTTAGTGTCACTACAGGAATAGATAATACTTTAGTTGGACATCAAGCTGGTTACGCTAGTAGTGGTGCTTTAACTACAGGTTCAAATAATATAGTAATTGGTCACGAAGCATTAGGAAGTAGTGCAACGG